GGGTTATGAGTGCCGATAGTGTGTAAATCAGGCCTGTTTGACCGATAAGGCGCGCAGAGATTCGCCAATGGTTTCAATGGCTTACAGGTGATTTGCGCGTTTAAACAGGGTGGCTGGCCGATTGTTTGGCCGATTATGGGATATGTGCCGGGAAGTGTTACAATTGAGAGAACCCCAAGGTGCAGGCGTTTAAATTTTGAAACCCCGAACAGCCGCCCGGCGATTGAGGGCATATCAGCCCGGAGAGAGATGACATGACAGACAACACAGCACCCGGCCTCAAGGTCATAGATGGCGGGAAGGGACGGCGGAGCGGAAACAAAACCGTGTCCGGGTCCGGCCTGACTGCGAAGCAAGAATCTTTTGCGCAAGGCTTGTCCAACGGCCTGAGTAATGCGGATGCATACAGGCAGGCATATGACGCAACGTCAATGAAGCAGAACACAATCCACAATGAGGCGTGTAAACTGGCATCAGCCCCACACATTGCCGCTAGAGTAAGTCAACTGATACGCGAAAAACAGGCTAAGAATAGCATGTTCACGGACAAGCAGCGCGAACGGCACAGCGACCGGATATGGCGCAATCTGTGGTCCATGCTTGACGCTGCGGAAACACCCCCGGCTGTTAAAGCAAGCCTACTATCCCTAGGTGCAAAAGCCGCCGGAATGCTCACAGAGCAGGTCCGAATGGAAACCGTTACCAGTGATTCAAAGAGCATTGAGGCTGAGATTCTTGAAAGATTACAAAGGCTTAGCGCATAAGCGGCGTTAATTGGAAATTAACGCACAGCATTGCGTCAGGCGAAGCATGTAAACACTGGCACAGAACGGGAACAAAGGGTGAACAAAGGCAGAACACCCCCTGCCACCCGGGGGACCCCGGATCGCGTCGGGTCCCGCGTCGTGTATATACATACTATTCCACTCAAATCATTAGCATTTTTTCAAAACCCCCCAGCCTTTCCAAACTGTAACCCCCTAATTTCATTCACCTTTTCGGCTTTAAATAGGGGTGGGTATAATATTTTAAAAAATAGCAAACCTATGGGTCCTTATGCTGAATGCGGATCTACGGTCTCTCCTCAAAAAGAGGAGAGAGGCCATTGCTCTTGGGCTTCGTCACTACTTCACTAACAAGCCTTGCAAAAAAGGCCACCTTGAAAATCGTCATGTAACAGATGGGTGCCGAAAGTGCCGCAGGGAAAAAGAACAAAGAAGAGACAAGACACCTAAAGGAAGAGCCCGCCGCCGCGTATTTGAAAACGCGAAGGAAGAAAGAATTCGTATTGCAACCCCGAAGTGGTGCGACAAGACTGTTCTCAATAGATTCATCTCAAACTGCCCCGAAGGTCATCACGTTGATCACATCATACCCCTTCGCGGCACTACTGTTTGGGGGCTTAATATCCCCGAAAATCTCCAATACCTTCCGGCACAAGAGAACCTCTCCAAGGGCAACAAGGTAGATCCCTTTACCCTTGAGGCTGTGGTGTGTGTGCTGCCTGAGCATCGGCAATATGCCCAGTGCCTTGACAAAATCTCAAAACCCCGTACAATATATCATCGCGTCAAAGAGAAAGCTGCCTGACCAGCAGGCCCAGTTGCAAGGGTAATCACGGCCAACGGATTTCATCCGCGAAGAAATGCGGTGCCTGTGGTAGGCCCGGGACCGAAGGTGGGTGCGGGGAATCCCATAGCCCTTAAAATGGATGCAACACGCGATTTCTTTCTTTGCGGTTTTTGTTTTAAAATTAGGGGAACATTCAGCACTTGGAAGAATAATAATGGCTACTCAATCTGGAAATCGTAGGTTCTCTGATCTTTCGGATCGAGACAAGCCCACAAGGATGAAGGACCGCAAAGGTCTTGCACTCAAGGAAATTGAACGCAAGGACCCCTTTGAGGGGGCCCGCAAGAGGTCTTCTTCCGGCACTAAACTTGACCGGATGAAGCAGGTTCGCGAACCCGCCAATAAGCCGACAGAGCAGAAGGATCGCAAGGGTCTTGAGCGCAAGCCCGCTGAGAAACCCGCTGAAAAGCCCTCTGAGAGGCCCACAGGGGCCCGAGATTCTTCCGGCACTAATATGCTCCGCTCCATTGCGGGAGGCGCTGCACGGCTCGGCCTGAAGGGCGCAGGGCCTGTTGGGGCACTTGTCTCCATGACTGGGCCTGCTGGTGAGGGTTCTGACAAGCCTTCTGGCCCCCTTATGAAGGGCACATTTGGATCTGGTGACCGCCGCGCCGCTGGCAAGAAGGCCTCTGAGATCTCTCCAGACCGCAAGGGTGATTTGCCCCCAAAGCAGACATCCACAAGTGAGATGAAGGGTGATCGGCAGGCTGCTGTGAGTGGGAAGAATATCCCCAAGCCCAAGCCCCGCCCCGAAAGGAAGGCTGAGAAGAGCGTTCCCAAGCCCAAGCTCCGCCCCGAAAGGAAGGCCGAGAAGAAGGTTGAGAAGAAGGTTGAGCGGAAGGCCAAGTTCAAGGGTAATTGGACTGGTGCGGCACCCACTGCCATGCAGAAGCGTGGTGGTCGTAAGGTCAAGAATTCCAGCCTTATGAGTTATCTCCGCAGCAAGTAATTAGTTTAAACAAACAAAAAAAATCAACCCCGCAGGACATTCTTGCGGGGTTTTTGTTTGACATGATGGTTTTTCGATGCGAGAAAGACTTAGGAGGTACTATGCTGACAAGACTTGAACCACCAATCCCAATGTGTACCGTTAAGGGGGATGGATATGCTTTCGCGGTAATTGATTATGGCTTCGAAGCAGATCTTGTCTGGGTTGTTGCCTTAAATGACAACCGTCAGATCTGGTGTGTCCCGAACGGAGAAGTGAGGATGCAGAAGAATTGGACAGCAGGGAGGAGAGATTGAGAGAGGAAATTCAAGACCCCGATGGGTTGATTGAGGATCTCCGTGCCGAAGTGGCTAAAAAATAAGTGCAATATGCAGGCTAACACTCTCAAGAGCCTAGTCCCGGAAAAGTTCCCCGGGGTTTTATTTATCACTGGTCATCTCGGCACTAAAGATGCGAATGGACTCCCAGAAAAGCTTCTTATCTGCCCCTCTTATGGGGTGGATTGGGCTGAGGTCTATGTGAGAGCCAACCAAACTGTAGGGCCAGAATGGTAAGGAGTGTCAAGGTAATAACAGAGGTTACATGTGACCGATGTGGGTATACAGACAACTGGATACCGGAAACCCCGGCTTATGCCCACTTAAAATGGGGGCAATTCTTTCAGGGGGATCATTCCACTGTAAAAGCGGTGGATCTCTGTCCAAGCTGCACGAGGGAAATTAAAGACTGGATAAGGAACGGACGATGAAAACACACATTGCTGCGCTGGCCATCAGCCTTCTTGTCATGTCAGGCTCGGCACTCGCTGACAAGAGCGTGCGGAATATGGTAGCCTCAGAGGCGGCGAGGCAGGGAGTTCCTGTCGGTTTGGCTATTTCTATTGCCAAGGCTGAGAGCAATTTCCGTTGTAGTGCCGTTGGAAGGGCGGGCGAAAGAGGCGTGATGCAGATCAAGCCTCGCACTGCCCGTGGAGTTGGCTACAAGGGGTCTGACTCCGGTTTAAACAATTGTGCTGTTGGTGTCAAATATGGCATGATCTACCTCAAGCAGGCATACAGGAAGGCCGGAGGTAATATTTACCGCACCGCTCTTTTGTACAATGCGGGTATCCATTCAAAGAAGAAGAGCAGTTCCTATGCCAAAAAAATCTCGCGAACAGTTGGACACAAATGATCTGGTGCGTAAACTTGACGCAGACAATGTAGAGTCCTCCATGATTTTAGTGGTGACAAATGAAGGAGAGCGGATGTATATGCACCCGTTCGAAGACGAAATCATGGCTCTTGAGTTTCTGGAGTGCATGGTGACGGGGTTTCGAAATGATCTTATCGAGAAAGCTCTGAAGAGGATGGTAAATTGAAGGAAGTTGACTCCGAGCAATCGTTTGCTTTTTGGCTCAATGATGCCAAGAAGGGTGAAGAAGCAATTTATTACAACGGTCTCCTGATGATGGACAGGGAGCGCTACTTCTCAAACGGGGGAACATTTGATAAATTGCCCGAGAAGCTTAAGGCTGCAAATTTTGCATGGCAGCTATACACAAATGGTATGGTGAACCTCGTGCAGAAAAAGAGGGAACAGTACACCTATGACTACATCGCGATCAAACGCTGATGCTTTTGTCCTCGAAACCCGGTTTGTCTGGGGCAGGACGGTCCAAGATGCCATGACTTTGGCTCAGGGTATGGTTGGATGGAAGGTACAAGGCAACCCAGCCCCCATGATGTGGGATGGGACGCACGGCACTGGTGTAGCAATTACAAGGATTAGCCATGAGCGCTGAAGAAAACCCTAATTTTGAGATCCAAGTTGACGTTTCGAAGGTCATTGGGAAGAAAGTGATGCTTGCAACCCCGATGTACGGGGGAATGGGCAATGTGATGTTCTTCTCAAGTGTGTTGCAGTTGCAGAAGCTCATGTCGCGGCATGGCATGGACCTCCAATACACATTTACCATGAACGAAAGCCTCATCGACCGGGCCCGCAACAGCCTCACCTATGAATTCTTGACCCGGAGCGATGCAGATTATCTTCTCTTCATTGACGCCGATGTCCAGTTCAGACCGGAAGATGTCTTTGCAATGCTGTCTTTTAACAAGGATCTCATCTGCGGTCCTTATCCAAAGAAGCACATCAACTGGCCTATTATCATTCAAGCCGTCAAAAACGGCGAATCCGACATTTCTGTGCTTGAGAAGCTTGTGGGTGAGTATGTGTTTACACCCTTGGAGCAAGAAACGAGGATGGACACGGTTATCAAGGTTGCCGAAGCGGGGACTGGCATGATGCTGATCCATCGCTCTGTTTTCACCAAGATGAAAGAGAGCTTCCCAGAGAATTATTATGTCTCCGACGACAACAAGGTTCTCGCGGCTGGTGAAAAGCGTGAAATGCACGCCTATTTCCGCACTGGGATCTTTAACAACCGATATTTGTCGGAAGACTACTATTTCTGCCACAAGTGGCGGGAAATAGGTGGAGATGTCTGGCTTTTCCCGTGGGCAGAGTGTTCGCATTATGGCACATATGGATTTCAGGGCTCTGTTGGGCACCTTGTAAACCTTATGAGGAAGCTGAATGACGAAAAGCCTTGAGGAGGATATGGCGGCTGCCCTTGATGGGCATTTCTTCTGGGAAAAAACAACCAAACATGACGAATGCAACACTGGGTTTACAGCCGAGATTAGAAGGGTCCAGAGGAAGTTCGCCAAAAAGGCAAAGCCACCTCCAAAGTATGTGCCGACAGATAGCAAGGTTGAGCTTGTAAAAGCCAGACTTGAAGCCATCTCCAAGCTTCCAGAGGAAGTTGCGAAGGTCCGCAATGCTATCTGTAACCTCTATGGCCTCACTGAACGTGAGCTTGAGGGAGAGGCTGCAAAGATGAAGCTCTTCCCGGCACGGGCCCACTATGCGTGGTGTGTTCTGAGGTACAACCCCGGAATGTCCTTGGCCGAGATTGGGCGGGTTTTGTCGAGAAACCACTCCACGATTTTACATGGTCGGGACTTGTTCGAGAGCAAGAAGCATCTATACACTGAGAACATCAAGATCATGGATGATCTCTTTAACTTCAAGCCGGGTTAGCTCAATCGGTTGAGCAGCGGTGTTGTAAACCGAAGGCTGCGGGTTCGAATCCTGCACCCGGCACCATATAATAAGTTCATGAATTACGCGGAACTGATTGACAAGATCCCAGAAAATGAGAAGCCGGAGATTCTCCGGCTTCTTCGTTTGTTGGATGAAGCCAAGAAGCGGGAAGCCGCTCAGGACAGCTATCTCGATTTTGTGAAGTTGATGTGGCCCGGGTTCATTTCGGGTCGGCACCATAAAATCATGGCTGAGGCCTTTGAGAGGGTGGCTAGAGGCGAATTGAAGCGCCTCATCATAAATATGCCACCCCGCCATACCAAGTCCGAGTTTGCCTCTTACCTTCTCCCGGCTTGGTTCCTTGGGAAATACCCAAACAAGAAAATCATCCAAACGGCACACACAGCAGAGCTTGCGGTCGGCTTCGGTCGAAAGGTGAGGAATCTTGTCGGTGCCGACGATTATCAGAAGGTGTTTAGCGGGGTAGGTCTACAGTCGGACTCAAAAGCTGCTGGTAGATGGTCCACAAATAAGGGCGGAGAATACTTCGCTATTGGTGTTGGTGGTGCCGTTACGGGTAAGGGTGCTGATCTTTTGATCATCGACGACCCGCACTCCGAACAGGAAGCCATGATGGGCCAGTTCGATGTGTCCGTGTACGATAAGGTATTTGAGTGGTACTCATCTGGCCCTAGACAGCGTTTACAGCCCGGCGGCGCTATCGTGATTGTCATGTGTATGACCGGGGACACAGATGTCCTCATGGCAGATGGCTCACAGAAAAAATTAAGGGACATCAAGATCGGGGACCTTGTATCCACGTATGATCGTGGAAAGATGTCGGCATCTATCGTTTCCAACTTCCAGTCAAGTGGTTTTGATGACATAGTCAGGATACAAACACGATCTGGCAGAATCATCAAAGCGAACAAGGAGCATCCGTTCCTTGTTGAGCATAATGGAGCAAGGAAATGGGCGAGGGTCAAGGATCTTACGGTGGGTATGTCGCTTGTCGGAGCAATGGGTGCGAGCGGCCCGCTCGGTCTCAGATCAAACCCGGACTTTGTGGACCATGTCAGGCTCGGGAGTCGTACCACAGAAAAAATCCAGACGCCCCACGACTTCCCATCGGTCACCACGGGAAATGGAAAGGGAAAAAGTGTTCCTGCGGAGAGCCCATCTCAAGCAAGGGATTGTGCAGATCATGCTACACAAAACAGTACACTCCGCCCAAGCAAAGCCCAGAGAAAAATAGGGCAAGACGGGTCAAACATCGGTACGGAATCACCATTCATCAGTATGAGGAAATGGTTGCTAAGCGCAACAACAGATGTGACATCTGCGGCAAAGAACCTTCTTCAAAGAACACTCGCGCTCACTGGAACGAAAAACTCTGCATCGACCATTGCCACGAGACTGGGAAGGTTCGCGGCCTCTTGTGTAACGACTGCAACCTTTCTGTTGGATACGGCAAGAGTCCAGAAAATCTTGAGAGGGCTGCGGCGTACTTACGAATTCGAGGCTGACGTTATCACCAGCATAACGGATGATGGTAGTGCAGAAGTTTTTGATCTTGAGGTCTATAAAACCGAAAATTTCATTGCGAATGGAGTTGTAAGCCACAACACACGCTGGGCCAAAAGAGATCTCACTGGCCAGATTGTGGACGCCTCGATCAAGAAAGAGGGCTCTTCGGAATGGGAGGTTATTGAACTCCCGGCGATTATGCCTTCTGGAGACCCTTTGTGGCCTGAATTCTGGTCAATTGACGAGCTTCAGAGGCTCAAAATTGAGCTTCCCATATCCAAATGGAGTGCCCAGTACCAGCAAGATCCGACCTCGGAAGAGGGGGCGCTGATCAAGAGGGATTGGTGGAATGTGTGGGAATCGGACAAAGTGCCGCCCTGTAGCGCGGTTATTGTGGCAATGGATACCGCATTCTCTAAAACAGAGCGCTCCGACTACTCCGCATGTGTGTGTTTCGGGGTTTTTGAGCATCCAAATTCAGTGGGCAAGCCAATTCCAAATCTGATTCTTCTGGATGCGTGGAAAGACAAGCTTGAATTCCCGGAACTCAAGGCAACAACAGTCCAATACTACAAGGACTGGCAACCAGATATGTTTGTGATTGAAAAGAAGGCTTCTGGCGCACCTCTGATTGCGGAGTTGCGTAATGCTGGCGTTCCTGTACAGGAGTTTACACCGACAAGAGCAACTGGTGATAAAATTGTGCGTGTAAACTCAATCACAGATATATTTGCATCTGGGGTTGTGTGGGCCCCAGACGAGCAATTTGCCACTGATGTCGTGGAAGAGTGTGCGTCGTTCCCATCTGGCGACCACGACGACTTCGTTGACGCCGTAACAATGGCCCTTATGCGATTCAGACAGGGCGGTTTTACAATCCCGACAGACGAGGAAGACATTATCGAGCTTCCGAAGTTCCGCAAAGAGCCGTTTTACTGATACAATAGGGCAGATTAAGAAAGATAAGCGATGATTGAGCCTTATATCCCGATCTCCCCCGACACACCTCCGATTGATATTGAGCTTCCTCCGGAAGACCTCGGTGCGAACGTTACTCCGAATGAAGACGGCGGGGTCACTGTTGATTTTGGGGATGAGGAACAAGCTTCTTCACTTGGTGGGCCCCACGATGAAAATCTTGCGGACATTATCAGCGATCAGGATCTTGATGAGGTTGCCAGCGATCTTATCTCTTCGTTTGAAGATGATGTAAACACACGGGAAGAATGGGAGAAGGCTTATATTCAGGGCCTTGATCTCCTTGGCTTGAAGATCGAAGAGCGCACAACTCCTTGGCCGGGTGCGTGTGGCGTTTACCACCCCGTGCTCACGGAAGCGGTGATCCGGTTCCAAGCCCAGACCATCATGGAGGTATTCCCTTCTCAGGGCCCCGTCCGGACAAAGATCATTGGGAAGTCCAACGAAGAACTCCTGAAGCAGGCCAACCGCGTTCAGGAAGAGATGAATTATGTCGTCACCGAGCGGATGACAGACTATCGGGCTGAAACAGAACAGCTTCTGTTTCGTTTGCCTTTGGCGGGCTCTGCATTCCGCAAGATCTACTACGACACAATCAACAAGAGGCCCGCAGCCGTCTTTGTGCCTGCGGAAGACTTTGTCGTTGCCTATGGCACCACAGATCTCGCCGCTTGCCCGCGTTACACCCATGTGACGCGCATGTACCCGAATGAACTTCGGAGATTACAGGTGAGTGGTTTCTACCGGGACATCGACATTCCAGAGCCGTCTCCGGACTACTCCACCCTTCAGCGCAAGTACGACAAGGTAAAGGGCGAGAACCCCTCATTTACAGATGATCCTCGGCACGAAATCCTTGAAATGTGTGTCGATCTGGATCTTCCGGGATTTGAAAACCCCGATGGCATCCAGTTGCCCTATGTCGTCACGCTTGAAAAATCCAGCCGCGAGGTTCTTTCCATCCGCCGAAATTGGCGTGAAGGCGACCCGGCTTTTGAAAAAAGACAGCATTTTGTCCATTATCAGTATCTTCCGGGCCTTGGCTTCTACGGCACAGGCCTTATTCACCTCATTGGGGGAATCGCTAAGAGTGCTACCTCAATCCTACGCCAGCTTGTTGATGCTGGCACTCTTTCAAACCTACCGGGAGGACTCAAGGCACGCGGACTCCGAATCAAAGGGGACGACAACCCGATCATGCCGGGAGAATTCCGGGATGTAGATGTTGCCTCTGGCAGTATCCGGGATTCAATCACCTTCCTTCCCTATAAAGAACCCTCAAGCGTTCTTTACCAGCTTCTGGGGAACCTCGTTGATGAGGGTCGCAGGATTGGTTCAATCGCGGAAATGGATGTCGGGGATGCAAACCCCGAAGCTCCTGTCGGCACTACCCTTGCTCTCCTTGAGCGGTCCATGAAGGTAATGTCGGCTGTTCAGGCGCGTGTACACGATGCCCTTGGGAAAGAGTTTAAACTCATTGCCGAAGTGATCAAGGATCACATGGGTGCCGAGTATGAGTATGTCGCCTCGGACGACCCCAACACCCCGTTCGACCGGACAAAGGACTTTGACGACCGTGTTGATATCATCCCGGTTTCTGATCCGAATGCGTCCACAATGGCGCAGAAGGTTATGCAGTATCAGGCAGCGATGCAGCTTGCTCAGAACGCGCCTCCGGGTATGTACAATATGGAGCTTCTTCACAGGCAGATGCTTCACGCGCTGAATGTGCAGAACGTGGATCTCATCATCCAAGGTCAGGCGCAGGCTGTTTCAACAGACCCAGTCACTGAAAACATGAATGTCATGGCCGGGAAGCCGATCACGGTGTTCTTGGAACAGGACCACGACGCCCATATCAAGGTCCACACAGCCTTCATGCAGGACCCGATTTACCAGCAGTTTGTATCCCAGAGCCCGAACGCACAGACATTCGTGGGTGCGATGCAGCAACATCTTGCGGAACACTTCGCTTATTCCTACAGGCGTCAGCTTGAACTTAAGCTTGGTGTGAGCCTCCCGCAGATTGGACAGCAGCTTCCGCCGGATGTTGAGAATGACATCGCCAAGCTTGCTTCTGTCGCCGCTGAAAGGCTTCTCCAGCAGCATAACACCGAAGCAGCAGAGGCAAAGAAGCAGCAGGAGGAGAATGACCCGCTCACAGTCATGCAGCGTGAAGAGCTTCGTATCAAGGACGAAGCGGTCAAAGTCAAGGAAAAGCAAGCCGAGACAGACGCAAAGTACAAAGAGGACAAAATCCTCTTGGAAACGGCTAAAGTGGTCGGTCAGGCGCTCTCTCCAACTCAACGAATCGGGGGCAGATAATTGAACGAACTCTTTGTTATTAAACAGAAAATTCGTGAACGAATGAACCAGATTGCAGACGATCTGGCTCTCGGTGGAGCCCCGGACTACAGCCAGTACAAATACCTCACTGGGGTGATCTCCGGCCTCGCATTTGTCGAGCGGGATATCTTGGATCTTGAGTCCGCCAAAAGAGCCGCAGACGAGGATTGATGCAGTAAATCCAATCGGCAATTTTGGGTTTACTATTTGTCCGTTGTATCATGAACTTACGTCATGAGACGCACTCCGCCGAAAGGCGCAAAAATCGTAGGGATACGCAATTGTATACTGAAAGCAAGATTTCGCAAGAAATCCTTGATAAGCTTCCTCACCCGACAGGTTACAGGATTCTTATTGTAGTGCCGGAGGTCGAAGAGAAGACCAAGGGCGGGATCATCCGACCGGATGCTCTAAAGACTAAAGAAGAAACGGCCAGCATTGTTGGCCGAGTTATCAGGATGGGGCCGGATTGTTATTCAGACCCCGACCGTTTCCCCGAGGGCCCTTATTGTGTGCCGGGTGATTGGGTCATGTTCCGGGCTTATTCCGGCACACGGTTCAAGGTAGGTGGCAAGGAATTCCGTCTGATCAACGACGATAGCGTTGAGGCGACCCTTGTAGATCCAGATGGGATTGAACGGGCATGACGAACGAAGATATTGAAAACCCCGCAATTGGGGATTCCGGCTCGGACGAGAGTGCCGAGAAGGAAGGTCTTCAGGTAGAGATCATTGATGATACTCCTCCTGAAGACAAGAATAGGCCCCGCCGTGCGGGTGAGCCCGATCTTCCCGACGAAGATGAGGTCTCCCAGTACAGCGACAAGGTCAAGAAGCGTATCAGTAAGCTCAAGTACGAGTTCCACGAGGAACGTCGTGCGAAAGAAGAGCTTGAGCGCCAGCAGTCAGCCTTGGCTGATTATGCGAAGCGTGTCATCACTGAGAACTCTAACCTAAAGAAGGCGCTGCATTCTGGCCAGTCGATTATCGCTGATCAGATGCAGACCCGGGTTGACACAGAACTCCAGATTGCCGAAAGGCGTTTAAAGGAGGCTGTCGAGCTTGGGGATGTTGAGAAGCAGGTTCAGGCGCACAGAGATCTTGCGCGCCTCACAATGGAAGCCGACAAGGTAAAGGGTTTCCGTCCTGTTGAGTTTCAGGAACCCGAGCCTGAGCAATATCAGCCGCAGACCCCGCCACCGCAGCCGGATGCTCGGACGATGGCTTGGGCAAAGAAGAATACTTGGTTTGGTCGTGACCGCGAGATGACCGATTACGCGCGGCACATCCATGACCGTCTTGTAGTTTTTGAGCGTATTGATCCAAGCTCTGAAGAGTATTGGGGTGCGCTCGACAGGGAAGTGCGAAAGCGCTACCCGCATATCGCTTCTGACGAGGACGAATACGATAGCAAGCCTACTCAACAGAAGCAGAGCGTAGTGGTCGCTCCAGTGAAACGTAATACTACCCCGCCACGCAAAATTCAGCTATCGGCATCTGAGGTTGCAATCGCTAAGCGCCTTGGATTGACAATCGAGCAGTACGCTGCTGAAAAATTGAGGTCCATGAATGGATAAGCGCACCCCTCGCGAAAGCGATACCCGCGAAACAGCTTCGCGCAAAAAGTCTTGGGCCCCGCCCACGGTTCTCCCTGAACCCGACAAGAAGGACGGCTGGCGTTATCGCTGGGTCCGCACTTCCACGATGAACACCACAGACAACACGAATGTGTCGTC